CGTCATAAAGCCATGATTCAGTGTGCCCGTCTGGCCTTCGGATTTGCTGGTATCTATGACAAGGATGAAGCCGAGCGCATTGTCGAAAATACCGCATACACTGCAGAACGTCAGCCGGAACGCGACATCACTCCGGTTAACGATGAAACCATGCAGGAAATTAACACTCTGCTGATCGCCCTGGATAAAACATGGGATGACGACTTATTGCCGCTCTGTTCCCAGATATTTCGCCGCGACATTCGTGCATCGTCAGAACTGACACAGGCCGAAGCAGTAAAAGCTCTTGGATTCCTGAAACAAAAAGCCACTGAACAGAAGGTGGCAGCATGACACCGGACATTATCCTGCAGCGTACTGGGATCGACGTGAGAGCTGTCGAACAGGGAGATGATGCGTGGCACAAATTACGGCTCGGCGTCATCACAGCTTCAGAAATTCACAACGTAATAGCAAAACCCCGATCAGGAAAGAAGTGGCCTGACATGAAAATGTCCTACTTCCACACCCTGCTGGCTGAGGTTTGCACCGGTGTGGCTCCGGAAGTTAACGCTAAGGCTCTGGCCTGGGGAAAACAGTACGAGAACGACGCCAGAACCCTCTTTGAGTTCACTTCCGGCGTGAATGTTACTGAATCCCCGATCATCTATCGCGACGAAAGTATGCGCACCGCCTGCTCTCCCGATGGTTTATGCAGTGACGGCAACGGCCTTGAGCTGAAATGCCCGTTTACCTCCCGGGATTTCATGAAGTTCCGGCTCGGTGGTTTCGAGGCCATAAAGTCGGCTTACATGGCCCAGGTGCAGTACAGCATGTGGGTGACACGAAAAGATGCCTGGTACTTTGCCAACTATGACCCGCGCATGAAGCGTGAAGGCCTGCATTATGTCGTGGTTGAGCGGGATGAAAATTACATGGCGAGTTTTGACGAGATGGTGCCGGAGTTCATCGAAAAAATGGACGAGGCACTGGCTGAAATTGGTTTTGTATTTGGGGAGCAATGGCGATGAAGCATCCTCACGATAATATCCGGGTAGGCGCGATCACTTTCGTCTACTCCGTTACAAAGCGAGGCTGGGTATTTCCCGGTCTTTCTGTTATCCGAAATCCACTGAAAGCACAGCGGCTGGCTGAAGAGATAAATAATAAACGAGGGGCTGTATGCACAAAGCATCTCCTGTTGAATTAAGAACGAGTATCGGGATGGCACATAGCCTCGCTCAAATTGGAGTCAGGTTTGTGCCAATACCAGTAGAAACAGACGAAGAATTTCATACGTTAGCCGCATCCCTTTCACAAAAGCTGGAAATGATGGTGGCGAAAGCAGAAGCAGATGAGAGAGACCAGGTATGACAACCACTGAATGCATTTTTCTGGCAGCGGGCTTCATATTCTGTGTGCTTATGCTTGCCGACATGGGGCTTGTTCAATGACACCTCAGCAGGAAAACGCCCTTCGCAGCATTGCCCGTCAGGCTAATTCTGAAATCAAAAAAGCCAGACAGCAGTTTCCGGATAAAAACGTCGATGACATTTGCCGTAGCGTACTGAAGAAGCACCGCGAAACGGTAACGCTGATGGGATTCACACCGACTCATTTAAGTCTGGCGATCGGCATGTTAAACGGCGTCTTTAAGGAGCGATGAACATGAAAAGCAAAATCATCAGGGAGCTACAGGCTCCTTTTTTATGTTCGCATTCACCCTCAAGCGTATTAACCAACAATTCAGGGATTAATGGAAGATGGCAGACATCATTGATTCAGCATCAGAAATTGAAGAATTACAGCGCAATACAGCAATAAAAATGCGTCGCCTGAACTACCAGACTGTATCCGCAACTCATTGTTGTGAGCGTGGCGATCCGATAGATGAACGAAGACGCCTGGCAGTTCAGGGTTGTCGGACTTGTGCAAGTTGCCAGGAGGATCTGGAGCTTATCAGTAAACAGAGAGGTTCGAAGTGAGCGAAATTAATTATCAGGCACTGCGTGAAAAGGCAGAGAAAGCAACTAAAGGAAGCTACATCGTAGGGCATACATCTGTTAACCAGCACGGCAATTTAACAGGAGTTTTTGTTTGCCAAAAATGGAAAGGAGAACCCGGTGGTGTGATTGCAGAATGTCATGTTAACTGCCTGGTTGAAACAGATGTTCAGGCTTATGCAAACGCTGAATTTATTGCTGCCTTTAATCCAAATGTTGCGCTGGCGCTTCTGGATGAACGGGAAAGAAACCAGCAATACATCAAACGCCGCGACCAGGAGAACGAGGAGATTGCGCTTACGGTTGGGAAGCTGCGTGTTGAGCTTGAAGCAGCAAAATCAAAACTCAACGAGCAGCGTGAATATTACGAGGGAGTAATCGCGGATGGAAGTAAGCGCATAGCAGAACTGGAAAAACAATGCGCCGAATGGGAGCGAAAAGCATTAAGCAACTTTGAAGAGTGTGCTGCGATGGCTGAACGTATCGAAGAGATGCAGACAAAATCTGCACCAGATTCGTTTGGCATCACCGGTGAAAATATTCGAACACAGGACAATCGAATAACGTCAGATCCCATGTTTTGTGTGTATCAAAAGCGCGAAATCGCTGTTGATGCTGATTATGACCATGACCGGATTGTCTGGGTTGACGAAGATGGCAATGAAGCCAATAAACGCCATAGTCGTCGTCTCGAGCTACTTCATGAAAACTTTCGAGAGCCACCAGAAAAATGGCGGCGCGTTGCTGTGAAAGATATTGATGAATTCGTTACCTGCTGTTTCACCGAACAGGGTTGTAAAGACTACCTGGCAGTCAATGGTCACAATCTTCGCTTGCCATTTATATATGTAAAAAGCGGTTTCAGGAACGCTGAATATATCGGCATAAGAAACTGGCTTGCTGGCATTCGCATCAAAGGAGAGTGATATGGCGTTAACACACCGCGAACTCTGTCAGATTGCGTACAAGTTCCTTAAGCGCAACGGTTTCAAGGTTTGTTTTCATGACCGCTTTATAGCTGTAACCAGTACCGGAGAACAGCCAGATGCTATGGGATTCAGAAATTCAGCATCATGCCTGATAGAGGCGAAATGTTCTCGTGCTGACTTGTTGGCAGATAGAAAAAAGCGTTTTCGTAAAAATCCGTCTCTTGGAATGGGCGACTGGCGATTCTTTATTAGTGAGCCGGGAATTATTTCAATTGAGGATTTACCACCTGGCTGGGGATTACTTCACGTTGTTAACGGAAGAGTACGGAAAGTACATGGGTGGCCCAAGGGTAATTGCTGTTGGGGTAATCCTGACGATAAGCCATTTACTGGAAATAAGTGAATGCGATTACATGTTGTCTGCATTAAGGCGCATGGAGTTGAGAGGGCACCTTAATGAAATATATGACGGTGTAATTGTTAATAAGAAAGAAGGAAACGCGGCATGACCACTATTACCGACAAAGAACTGATTAAAGAAATCAAAGAGCGCATAGGCAGCTTGGACGTTCGAGACAATATTGAGCGCCGTGCTTATGAAATTGCACTGGCATCGCTGGAAGCAGAACCGATAGCGTGAGAATGCGGTGAAAACATAATCCTGTTTAACCCCGACACAGTTGAAGCATACGCAAAACGTGCGGAAATATCACCTAAACCACTATTCTCCGCGCCGCCAGCGCTGGTAGTGCCTGATAAGTTGCCGCGTGAATACAGAAACGGTTGGCCTCTTGCGTATAGTGATTATGCTGAAGGCTGGAACGACTGCCGCGAAGCCATGCTTCAGGGAGATAAATCATGATTAATCGTATCAAGCTGGAGCACATCCTCGAATATGCCAGGCAGCAGAGGCATATTGGTCAGCATTGTAAAATTCCACCAGGAGATATGGTTGAAATCATGGAGATTGCCATGCGCAAGGCTGGCAACTCTCCGGTAACTCCGGATGGTTGGATAAGCTGTAGTGAGCGAATGCCGAATACCAAAACAGCCGTTCTTGTTGCCGTGGAGTTTGACAGGAAAGGTGACTGGCGAATGAAATGGGCTACTTACATCCCGGGGCATCCTGACGCTAATGATGGGTGGATAATTCCTGGTGCGTCGTGGAAACCGTCACACTGGATGCCGCTACCAGAACCGCCGCAGGAGGTTAACCGTGGCTAACCTGCAACTTGCCGTCAAAGGTGAATAAGAATCCTCGCATTCGCGGGGATTTCTTTTATCTGAACTCGCTACGGCGAGCTTGAGAGGTTAAAACGATGAAAAATAATGTAATGAAAAATGGAACTATCGACAGCCAGGCTCTGTTGAAAATGGTGAATGAAGCGCGGAGACTGTGCGGTGAAAAAGAAGTACGCAACAACGACTTCATTGCACGCATCAAAGATGAGCTTGAGGGGGAGGGTTACGAAATTTTCGTAACCCCCATGGATAAGAAAAAAGGCGGAGCGGATCAGGTGGTTATAGTGATGACCTACAAGCAAGCCCTGCGCGTCGCCGCACGTGAGTCGAAAGCCGTCCGTCGTTCGCTGGTCGACAAACTTGAATCAATGCAACAGCAGTTGCAACAAAAAACGACCACGAAGAAATCACCGGATGGCCTTGAAGAATTCCGTAAGGCACGCGCATTGAAAATGACCGTCGACTCAATGAAAGACCTCTTCGACTTCCTCCCTCACCTCGCACCGGAAGCTAAACAGGTCGTTGCCGCCAGCCTGATTAATCCCGTCGTCGGCTTTAGTGCAATCCCTCTTCCGGTCATTGATGAACATCACTACTCTGCGTCGGAGGTTGGCACCATGCTTGGCATTTCAGCCAACAAGGTAGGGCGCATTGCCAACACCTACATGCTCAAAACAGAAAAGTACGGGAAGTGGTTCATCGACAAATCGGCGCACAGTGACAAGCAGGTCGAGACATTTCGCTACAACGAGGCGGGAGTGCACAAGATCGAGGAACTCATCGAAGGAGAACGAAAGGCTGCATGATTTTGACAAGATAGTTTTCCCCAAATCTGGGGGGAAAAGACCGAATGGCGCGGCTTACAGCAAGATAAAGACCACATGATTTGACAAATCCGCATTAACGGGGCTATATTCCGCTTCATGGTGCTGAACACACCTTGCAAAGCGGAAACCGCACCCGTCAGTCATGCGGCTTTTTTATGTCCATTTCTCAGATATGGTCGGGTAGCGCGTATACCGAAAAACAACCGAAAGGTTAAGGATACGGGCCGACTTTGCACGGTGTTCAAGTACCTGACCGCCCTGCTGAACACAGGGCTATCTGAACAAATGCAAAGGACATAAAAATGACCAGTCAACTCATCCCCGTATTCAACGGCACTATCGCCAACGAAACAGCCCTACTCTGCAATGCCCGCGATCTGCATGCTTTTTTAGGCGTGAAAAAGGTGTTTGCGGCATGGATTACAAATCGCATTTCAGAATACGAATTCATTGAAAATCAAGACTATATTTTGCTTTCCAATTTGGGAAAGCAAACATCTGGTAGAGGCGGTCACAACCGCAAGGATTACCACCTCACCCTCGACACAGCCAAAGAACTGGCGATGGTGGAGCACAACGAAAAAGGCCGCCAGATACGCCGATACTTCATCGAGTGCGAAAAGAAACTTCGCAACATTCAGCCAGTACAAACTGAGCAGCAATTCACAGCCGAGGAAATCATCCTCCTTTGCTATATGCAGGTACAGATGGAGAATGCGCAGGACATCTGCAAACGTCTGTACCCGATATTGAAGGAACTTAACTCATCATACGCGAGTAAACTGTATGACATTGCGTTTGAAACCTTCTATGCGGTGACGAAAAACAGAGACGCATTGCTCAGGGAGGCAACACGAATTGACCAGACAAGCGCCATTTTCGAACGGGCAAGACCAATGTTAAAAAGCCTTCGGGCGAGACAATTCGAATTTTAATATCAAAGGAGCTTCGGCTCCTTTTTTTACAGGTGAAACTTAATGAAATTCAAAGTCACAGGTGAATGGAATGGAGAGCCATTCAACAGAGTTATCGAAGCAGAGAACATCAACGACTGCTATGACTACTGGATGATATGGGCTCAGATAGCACATGCAGAAGTAACCAATATTCGAATTGAAGAACTGAAAGAACACCAAGCCGCCTGATGGCGGTTTTTTATTGGAGACAAGAAATGTCAGATTTGGCTATGAAGGTTTTGAAATGGCAATCAACTGGCGATGTCGGCATCAGTAGCGCAACTCTTGCCTCAATCGCATGTGGCCTGAAAAAGAATATCTATGGTCATGGCTTCGGTGCTCCACATGACGCAGCCGATTTCCGACGATGCGTTGCACTTGTTGAGCAGATTCCAGAAATCAGAGATTCATTCGACAAGGTTGCAAAGCGCGTTCCGGCATTCAAAGGAATCCTCAACGAATGGGATTCTCTCGTTGCTCTGTTGAAGTCTGAAATGAAGATACACGGAAACAAAGCACCAGAGACTTACAGAAGAATTAGCGAGTTACGCAAGGACTAACCACAGCCTCACACTCGATGAGGCCTGTACATATCTGATAGAGCCGCTATATGGCGGTTTCTTTTTGCCTGGAGAATTAAGATGACCGATACCAGCCTGATTCCTGAGAAAGAAGTGATGAACAAGCTCGGTGTTTCATCACGTCAGACAATCTGGAACTATACCAAACGGCACGGATTTCCGAAGCCAGTCAGAACCCACCCCAAATCATACCTTCGTGAAGCTGTTGAGGGGTGGATTCTTAACGGTGGCGTTAATCAGAAATGCTCCTGA